AGCCTCTCCGCGAAATAGATGATCTTATTCAGATCGTACATTCGGCTGGCCGCATCTTTCTCGCCAAATCGATAGCAAGCCTTGAAGATGTTGCCGAGCGCGAAGGACATGCCTTTGTGCTCGATCAGGTCGTTTAGCTCGGTCGCATGAGGAGGCAACTCGTAGTAGCTCGTGCTGCCGCCGTCGGAAGTGACGGGCGCTGCGGCTGCGCGTAGGCCAAGGTCGGTTAAGTGAACCGGCTTTGGCATGGGCTGCTTGCCAGAACCCAGTTCACCTCGAGCAATCTCGCGGTCAATTCGTGCGTCTGGAACCATCAGACTTCCTCCCTCACTTTCCGCTTCGGCTCTTCGAACTTCTCAGTTACTGGCCCGCCTGCGAGTAACTCGCGAACTGACGAAAGCTTATCGCGAACAAGCGGGCGAAACCGACGCGCCGCGAACGGCGGATTGTCATAACCGAACTGCGGGCAGATTCCTCGATCGACTCCCTTTAGGCGAACGCCTATGAAACTGCCCTGCGTGTAATGCTCGAACGGACCGATCCAGGCTATCTCGTAAATCTCGCCTTCCTTGATCTCGATGAATTGCTCGAAGCCGACAGTGCTGTCGATGCAGACGACCTGCTGGCCTACGTGAAAGCTGGTCATGCTGCGTCCCTCCATGCCTCTAACCGCCGATATTCAACCGGAACGCCAAACTGCTTAGCCCGCCTGATGCCCGTTATCATGCCGCCACTTGTTCCCCGATCCTCATAGACAACGCATTTCTCTGCCACCCGATACCAAGCGAGGCCGGCCTCAATGCCGAGCTCTCGCTCATCAGGCCGCATATCATCCAGCACTTGCGTGTGCAGCAAGTGGCTGACAATCGGCGCTTCGCCTCGTCGCAGGCTATCCAGCAGGCAGGAGCGGGCATATTCTGTGTTGCGCGCTACGTCGCCGCTATACGGGCTTTCGATGATGACGAGTGGCTTGCGGCTGTGGTTATAAGGTTTTGGCAGGATACTTATAACTGCATCGTCACCCCGATACGCCTTCGCTGCTTCCTGCTGGGCAGGAGACAGCGTGGACAGGAAACCTGTCATTTCCCGGCCCGATTGCTTGGCAACTGGCCATAGATGGGAGGCGGGAATGTCGCCTATGTAAAGCTCACCCGCCCTTATCGTCACTCTGGTAACTGGCGCCGACGGCCGCCCTTCAACCGCCGCTCGCGCGGCGCGGTCTTCTACTTCTTCAAGCATGTTCTCTCCTCGTGTTTTGTGGTGGAAGCGCCGCTTGGTGGGCGGCGCGGGGGTTAGGCTGCCGCACGCTTAGGCTGGTTATCATTCGCGGCCACCGGCATACGCGCGGCGCCCTGCACCATTTCAGGCCGGAGCGTCAGCCGCGAAACTTCACCATACAGCTTCGAGTACGTGATGACTTTCGCCGATCTGCCTGAAAGCCAGCCTCCGCCAGCAGCATATGCATCAGGAGCCGCGAGCGTCTCATGGCGCTCGACATACATCAGTCCTGACTTGCGCCCCTCGTCGGAATGCAAATGGCCGATGTGCGCATAGGCATATTTGCTCCGGCCGTACATTTCGCGAAACATGCCAGCGAGCGTCGCATCGACATTATTGACGCCGCGCTTGTGGCCATGATGTGCGAATATCGCTGTCCTGCCCCACTCATAAGCATAATAAAGGCTGGGCGAGTTATCGACGGTGACGCGGGGCTCGTTCTCGTACATCGCTGCAAGCATTTCTCGAAGCCAAGCCGATGAGGCTGGGTCGTGGTTGCCCTGCGCCATAATGATGTGCACGTGCTGATGCTTTTGCAGCAACATGTCAATGACGCGCCGAACCGTCCGGATGATGACGCGAATTATCTTCTGCAGGCGTGAGTCCGAATCCAGCACGTGCTTGCTGGCAGGCGTGACCGTTTCCATGCTGTCGTAGTGAGCGAGGTCGCCGAGTTGCGCCAGCACGGCGGTATGCGCGTCAGGCGCAAGATCAATCGCGGCAGCGAACCAGTCCGTAACAAGCTGCTCTGCAATCTCGATATCGTAATCAGCGCCGGTTTCTTCGCGCCATGCCAGCATCCCGAAATGAGCGTCCGTCAAGCAGAAGAAATTGAGAAGGTCGGCATTGGTGCCTCGCGGAGCGGGCATAATGCTGACACGAGGCAGGCTTTCGGATAGCGCCGACACCATGGCATCCAGCACTGCCCGTTGTTGCTGCGCGTCAGCCCGCTCCATAATGTGCTGCGTGATCACCCTGCCTTCAGCATTGACGAGCGTTGTCTTTCCTTTAACGGTAAGGCCAGCCGTCGGCTCATAAACAGCGCCAGCCTCTTTCGTCTGGCGCATATATGTGCCGTTCGGCGTCTCGGTCAGGCTTTTGATCGCATAGCCGGGCAACGTCGGCGACGGACCCAATAGCCCCAACTCCGCCGCCCGCCTAATGCTCTCGTGAAACGCCGACTTCTTTATGCCTAGAGCCGCAGCAGCCTTAACCAGGGTGCCGTGCTCGCGGTAGGCCTCGGCACGCCGCTGGAGTTCTTCGTGTGAAAGGCGCGCACCCGCGCCCTGTCTGCCATGGGACATACAGTCTCCTCGTGTTTGGTTGGTAGCCGTGGTGAGCGGCACGGATTGGTCGTCCGATAGTGGAAAGAGAATGAGTCTCGAGATGAGATGTCAAGCGGGAATGATCGGCCCGAAAAGGAAGGGTGGAATGTCTCGATAAATGTGGTGTTAATGGACAAATAAAAAGAGCGGCCCGAAGGCCGCTTATGTTCTCGTCCGTGTCGTCCTCGTCGCCATAATGTTATCAATCCGCTCGGTAAGCCCATCGATGCGATGCGCCACACTTTCGATGGCCCGCATGATCTGGGATGTTTGCTCCTGCATCCCTGCCTTCGTGGCGAACGTCTCAGCCGCGCGCAGCTTGTAGTCGGAAAGCTCCTGCCGCGTCAGGCTGGCAAGAGCCGTTGCTGCGTCAGCCTTTGCGGCGTTCCGCGTCTCGGCTTTCGCGATCTGGCTTTCCACGTATTTCCAGATGCCAAACAGAAAGCCCATAAGCATTACGATAAAGCCGACAACGGCCATAATTTCAGCGCCGGTCATCCAATAAGCCCCCTTGCTGCAACGCCCATCCACAGGCAGGCCAGCCACAGGCGGGCGCTCAAGGCCGCACCCCGCATAGCTTTTCCAGTTTTGTGTTTTCTGCGAGAATCTGGCGCTGGGTTTCTGGCGTCATCCAGTCCGACACGCTCGGCCGAATTGCCCGCGCTACATCGCAGTAGCTACCGGCTGTCACGCATCCACCGAGACAGAGCAGCGTCAACATCATCGCCGCCAAGCTTGCTGGTTTCATCTTCGATTTTCCTTGCTTTGTTGGCGGCTTTCAGCCGATCGGCGGTTGCGGCAGACGAGTTGTCCGTCCTGCCTTTGAGGTAGGCACCCGCCAGAATCGCAAGGGCCGCAGCGATTGCCACGGCCCAACCTGTGATCTTGGAACGCAGGGATAAAAGCCAGGTCATGTTGGCACTCCAGTCAAAATAAGCATGCGCTGCTGCCCTGTGAGCGGCAGCAGGTAGCCGTCCAGAGTTTCGGTGGCATCGCATATTGTGAGCGTGGCGCTGCCCCATTCCTGTGCCTTGCCGCCGTGCTGGACGACGGCAGTTTCAGCGTCGGTGTCGTATTCGATCACCACCGTTTTCTTGCTCACACCGCCACCCTCTTCAGTTCGAGCCTGCCGCTCTTCCATAGCCAGAGACCCGCGCCTGCTGCGACCAGCAGAAGCGCGACGGTTGCGAACGCCCATGGGTTGCTCACAGCGCCGATAAGGCCAGTCACAAGCGTGCCGCCCGTACCGGCAACGATCGTCTGCACGGTCTTGTCCTGCAGCAACGGAACGTCGTCCGGCTTGGCGTCCTCGGCCGCGGCGGGCTTCATTTCACGGGCAGCCACAAGGCTGTCGAGGAAATTGCGGTAATAGCCAGCGATTAGGCTGGCCTTGTCGCTGCCGTTGACGATAGCGCGGGCGCCCACTGGGTTAGCG